ACAACCAGGAGAAACGAAATGATTAAACTATACTTTACATTTTTCATGATATTAGTAGCGGTGGGCGGTATAGCCTATCTAGCCGGAAGACATTGTCCAGGATTGTTCTAATAGTTTACAAAAGTAACCAGTAGGTCTAGCCAGACTAGACTTATGTGTCATAAAACGAACCATGAGGCCTTTAAGGTCTCTTTTAACGAACATTAGGAGAAATTATGGGTAATCCATTCTTTTGGGTCAGTTTCGGAGTGCTCTCCTTCGGGGGACTAGCACTACTTGGCGGAATGTGGCCTTTGGCGATAGATGTCGCTCAAATCGGATTATTGTACATCGCTTGGAAGTATCTGCGATAACCCGTACGTGATAATTCACGAATTAATTCACTTATATGTGAAATAAAGGTTGACAAGTGTATTTTATTGTGCTATAATTATATTAGTGACCAAAGGGAACCAATAACATGTTAGGATTTGTAGGGATAGCCGTTAGTGCTGTATCATCTCTCATAGGCGGAGCCGCCCGTGTAGTAGGTGCAAATATTAGTGCCAACAAAGCAATGAGAATTGCCGAATTAGTAGCTGCATACAAGATTGCAGACACTGAAGGTAAATACGATACCCTGATTGCCCTTGAGAATATCAAGAGGCGTGATAAGTGGTTAGCACGTATAAGTTTCGGGATGTTATATTCCCCATTCGTACTAGGACTGATATGGCCAGAAGCCGTTATCAGGTATTTCGTAGAAGTAGTGGGAGTTTTCCCAGAATGGTTCCTAATGCTGTTTGTAGCAATTAATGTTGCTCAATGGGGCATAAGAAGATTGATGAGAATCTAATACTACAAAATGTAGTAGAATGACTACAAAAAAGGAGAGGTAGTATGAGTTGGAATAATATAATACCTGTTCGAATGGTAAGTATGTACCTGTCGGATGCAAAAGAATGCGAAGATTGTCATAAATACCTAACGTTCTACGAATGGACGCAGCCGGAGAACGACTACTGCATTCACTGCGCAGATTTAAAACGAAAAGAACAAGCAAAAAAAGAAGAAGCTTTCGCATGGGATGGCGAAGCTCAGTAAGATCCTATGAATATGAAAATATACAAACCTATCGCAGGATTTCTGATAGGGGCAGTGGTGCTAGCAGCAACATTCATGCCATCCTGGATAACTAAGAGACCGGGTACTTTCGTAGAGAGACCTAGACTGATGGAGCCATACCGAGTAGTATTACACCACACTGCGGGTGGAAATCTCTCAGGAGCCGTTGATACCTTGAAAAAAAGAGGATTAGGCTACCATTACATAATTACAAAGAATGGCAGGATATACGAATACGTATCTCCAAACAAAAGAACACACCATGCGTACAGAGCCAATAAAGGAACTATAGGCGTGGCCTTCGTGGGTGGCGGTAAATTCGGCCCTATGACGGGTAGACAGTACCAATCAATGGTAATGCTGCTAAAGCATTTGAAAGACAAATTCCCTACTGTGAGGGAAGTAACTGGACACAAGCACGTGGACAGAAGAGGGTGGAAAAGCGACCCAATGTTTCCCGGAGATTCTCCCGGAAAGATAAACTGGAAGATAGACACAGAATGGATGCGAAAGATCGCAGCAGAAACTAATTTAAAATTTATTAATAGGGGACATATTCATGGGAATGGGTAACAAACTACAAGACGCGATGCGAGCAATCGGTGACTTCATCAAAGAGAAACCATATGCAGCAGGCGCTATTGGCTTAGGCTTTCTAGTGATGCTAGTAATCATCTTCTAAAGATTAACGCCGGGTAGTCTAATGGCAGGATTCCAGTCTCATAAGCTGGAGATGGCGGTTCGAATCCGTCCTCGGCAACCATTTATGGGGGCGCATTAAATCGATGAAGGGAAAAGTTATTAAAAACAACAAAGGTACCTTCAGACGGGAGTTAAATCTCCCCGCCTCCACCACATTGAGGCAGTGTGGGCTCTAAGCGTGTAGATACTGGAATTTCGCTACCTTAGGATCAGTACTCCTCAACCAAGCAGGGTCTTTGACCCCGCACGGTATATGAGTTTCGGTGACCCCTCAAAAACAGCCAACTCACATTAAAACCTATCGAGGACTCACGTGGCCTGAGATAATAGGTAATAAGGACTTCCTCCACTAAGCAAGTAACTGAAACCCGTAAGGGCACCTGTAGGTGAAAGCTGAGAGGGATTAAGGAAAAAAACCACTGACGGTGCACGCCCGGTTCCCGGGCTATCGTCTTACAAACGGACAACAATAATATAATGGATTCTCATATGCTCCAAATGATATCATACGCAGTGTTATTCCCTGTGCTATCAGTATATGGGTTCATACTCAGGAGAGCCTTCATGAAGCTAGATGCTACCATGACTGAGCCAGAAATCAGAACTCTGGTCAAGGATAGACTAGATCCCGTATACGTTAATCAACGGAACATCGAACACGAGATCAATAAGATCGAACGTAAACTAGATAAAATACTGGACTTATTAATTGATGAAAGACGAAGTTAAAACCCCTAAAGCAAAGTTAATACTCGCCAAGAAAGGCGGTAGACCATCCAAATACTCCAAGAAGAGAGCTGAGGAACTAGAAGCCCTTATGTCCAATGGACGTTCTAACATAATGATATGCGCCGAATGGGGTATTTCAGAACGTACCTGGTATAGATGGCTTGACGAAAAGCCTGAGTTTAAGAAAGCCTACGAAGAAGCACTCCCCAAATGCCAGTCATATTGGGAATCAATGGGCGAAGCAGGTATGCTAGGGAAGATACAGAAATTCAATCCTACCCTATATCTCGCATTCATGAATAACAAATTCAATGGATGGGCCCGAGAAAAGAAAGACGAACCAATACAACAGATTAATATAGAGAACATGCAGGTGTTGCAAAATATGCAACAGCTGGATGACGGAGAATTAGACGCCAAGATACAAGCAACATTAGCAAGGTATAAGGGAATCGAAGATGACAGTGAGCAAGAAGCCCAAACAGATTAAAGAAGAGTTGGCTCTGCTACTAGAAGAGCAGGAACGACGTAAGAAATACAATATACTGAAATACGCATTCCCAGAGACGGGTGAGTTCTCACGGGATAAATATCCTAAGCAACTAGAGTTCTTCAAAGCTGGTAAAGAATACAGACAACGAGCTATGATTGCTGCTAACCGTTCCGGTAAATCTTATGCTGGCGGATATGAGATGGCGCTACACGCTACAGGTCTATATCCTAAGTGGTGGGAAGGGAAACGATTCCAGAAGCCAGTTAACTGCTGGGCAGTAGGCGTATCAAACATACAAACAAAAGAAGTGGTACAGCACATCCTGTACGGAGACTTCATGGATCCAGGTACAGGACTTATCCCTAAATCCCTCTTAGATCCCAAACGTGTAAGCAGACCCGGAGTACCGGAAGCTATAGATACAATACGTATCAAGCACCACACTAACGGCGTAGAAGATGGTTATTCTTCAATCGTCTTTAAGTCATACGAACAAGAACGAGAGAAATTCCAAGGACAAGCTATCCATGTTATATGGCTAGATGAGGAACCCAAGAATCCAGGCATCTACACAGAGTGTCTAACTCGTATAGCTACAACCGACGGAATGGTCTATTGTACCTTTACCCCTCTACTAGGTCTTTCTGACGTAGTACTATCATTCATGCCTGGCGGTAAGATACCCCAAGATGGCGTGGTGAGAGATCAGGTTACTGGCGCAAGACAACGTAAGTATGTAGTCCAGATCAATTGGGAACAAGTACCTCACATCACTGACGATATGAAGGAAGAGATGCTATCGGCTTATTTGCCGTACGAACGAGACGCAAGAGCTCGAGGCATACCTCAACTTGGTTCAGGAGCTATATTCCCAATCTTAGAAGATGAGATAGTTATACCTCCATTCGATATCCCAGCACATTGGAAACGTGTGTATGGATTAGATGTCGGCTGGAATAAGACTGCAGCGGTATGGGGAGCTATAGATCCTAATACAGACGTAGTTTACTTATACTCTGAATTCTACCAAGGTAGACAAGAGATGGCAGTACTCTTCGAAGGTATACGTAGTCGTGGACCATGGATTCCAGGAGTTATTGATCCAGCGGCAGAGAAGCTGATTAACCCCACAGATGGACGAAGTCTATTCTCTTATTACTTAGATTCAGGACTAGACCTATCCTTAGCAAACAATGCGGTGGAAGCAGGACTATTCAAAACGTGGAACTTACTATCCACAGGTAATATCAAAGTATTCAATAATCTTCAGAACTGGTTAAGTGAATTTAGAATTTATCGAAGAGATGAACATGGCAAGATCGTGAAGAAAGATGATCATTTAATGGATGCCACACGATACTTAGTAATGTCTGGAGTAGAGCTAGCAATGGATGAAGCTGAAGCCTCTGACGAATTCTACGAAACAAACGAACATATGCACGCTTACGGTAAGATCCAAAAAGGCGCCTCCGAAATTACAGGTTATTAAAACATGAAGCAATTAAAGAAAGTATTCCAGCTAGAAGCTATTATCGATAAGCCTAATATCGCGGAAGAAATGGGAGAAGAAGATCTATCTCGATTAGCTTCCGAAGTTATCTCAGGGTATGAGCTTGATAAAGAAAGCCGACATGATTGGGAACGCATTACAGAGAAGGCTCTAGACCTCATAGAACTTACCCCAGAGATGAAACATACTCCGTGGCCTAATGCCAGTAATGTAAAATATCCTTTAATCTCTACAGCAGTTATTCAATTTGCCTCTAGACAAATGCCATCACTAATAAGAAATGGCAAAGTAGCAGAAGTACAAGTTATAGGCAAAGATGAAGACGGACAGAAAGAAGCAAGGGCTACCAGGGTCTCTAAACATATGTCTTACCAGCTACTCCATGAAATGGAAGAGTGGGAAGATGAGCTCGACAAAATGCTTCATATGCTTGCTTCGGTAGGCACTGTATTCAAGAAAACATTCTATGATCCAGTAAAACAACGTCCTATAAGTCAATTAGTACTATACGATGAAATCTTCATACATGATGAAGTTAAGAACTTAGAAGAAGCTCGACGTGTTACTCACAAGATGGCTATGCACAAGAACGATATCATAGAACGCATGAGACTAGGCTTATACAGCGATATGGATCCTGCGGAGTTAGACAGAGAACATATGGAATCATTGCAGAACGAAAGTATGCATGAAGTCCTAGAACAGCATTGCTACATCGATTTAGATGGCGATGGCTATGAAGAACCTTATATAGTACTTGTAGATACAGATCTACGAAAAGTACTCCGTGTAGTGGCACGTTATGATCATGAAGATATCGAACGCAACGATAAAGATCAGATCATTAGAATACGTGCCGTACAACATTTTACAGATTTCCATTTTATACGTTCACCGAAAGGTAAATTCTATAGTATCGGATTTGGACAGTTACTGTTCTCACTTAACACAAGTGTCAACACTATCCTGAATCAACTTATAGATGCTGGTACTCTAGCGAATACCCAAGCAGGCCTGATGGACAAACGTCTTAAGATACCTGGTGGTAAATTCGAAATGATCCCAGGACAGATGCAGAAAGTTAATCTGTCAGCTGTAGATGATATCCGTAAACATATTATCCCTATGGAGTTCAAGGAACCTTCCAACGTATTGTTCCAACTACTCGGTACCCTCGTAGAAGCCACTAAAGAAGTGTCTAGCGTGAGTGATGCCCTAATAGGACAAGAGAAAGCTCAGAACGTAGCAGCTACCACAATGCTCGCATTGATAGAACAAGGTGGCAAAGTATTCTCTGCAATTCAACGACGACTCTACATGGGTATGCGTAAAGAGTTCCAGAAATTATTCCGACTAAACAATATCTTCTTGGATAGAGAACACTACTTTAGAATCCTAGATGATGAAGCAGTTATTAGCAATGAAGATTACAATGAAGCTGATTTAGATGTTAAGCCAGTTGCAGATCCTACAGTGTCTAGTGATGCTCACAGATTAGCGCGTACGCAAGCACAGCTATCCTTAATAGGGCAGCCGGGCATTAACACTCATGAAATCTTACGTAGATACTTAGAAGATCTGAATACACCTAATATAGATAAGATCTTACCTCCACCTAATCCCGAAGCACCACCTCCACCTGAGGTCTTAGAAATGCAATCGATTATGATGGAACGTGGTCAGAAGATTGAAATCTCTAAGCAAAAAATACAGTTAGAAGCTATGCGTAGTCAAGCTGACTTATTAAAGAAAACAGCTGAGATTAAGAAGCTGGAAGCGGAAGCTGTTAAAGCAATCGCTGAAGCGGAAGCTGCTGAGATAGGTTCTCAAGTAGCAGGATACAGTGCTCAGGTAGATGCCATGACGGCAGATATCACTCAGAAATTAGAAGCACTAATGGCAGCCAAGGATCCGGAAACACAATTTACACAGCAGGATGCTAATCAAGTAACTCAAGGGGATACGTTAGATGCGCAAGAAGAATTACCAGGAGCTGGTGCTGCAGTGGAAGAACCACGAGGTGACGAGTTACCTGTTGAAGGACTATAAAGAAACCCGAGACCAGATCATACGTGCTATGGGTATCGGACTAGTGACAGAAGATTCAATACATAAGAGAAACTTCCAGCTAGGCAAATTAGAACTACTGAATACATTATTGTCTGACGATTTCTTCGCAGACTTAATAGAAGACATGGAGGACGATAGTGAGTAAGAAGTTACCAATACTGCCTGTAGGCCATAGAATCATTGTCCTAGTAGACGAATTAGAAGGCGAGAACAAAATGCAGAAGAAGGGTAGTGTAATCACTACTAGTTCTACTGATGACTTCGAGCGGGAACGAGAGTTCCAAGAGATGGGTACGGTAGTGGCTTTAGGGCCTACAGCGTACAACATGCCTCATCACGGCAAACCGTGGGTGAAGATAGGGGACCATGTCCTTTATAAGAAATACGACGGGAAGAAGTATTTAGATGAGGGAACCGGCAAACTATATCGTATTATTAACGATGAGGATGTCATAGCTAAAACACCAAAATAAGAGGTGATTTATGTCTGAAGAAGACGTGCTGTCGGGAGTACCGGCGATTGAGGAACCAGTTATCGAGGCTACTCAAGAAGTCCTAGAAGTTGTGGAAGAAGCTAAGCCAGTGAGCGAAGTAGAACAATCAGCGGCAGAACAGGGATGGAAACCCCCAAGTGAATTTGACGAAGAAGGAAAAGAAGCAGTATCTGCTGAAGAATTTCTAAGACGCGGTGAATTGTTTGGAAAGATAAAAGATTTAAAGACACAATATCGTAGAGATACACGAAGGATGGAAGATCAGATTCGTACCATGTCGGTCCTCATGGCAGAGGAAAGAACACGGGGCTACGAACAAGCTATAGGCGATCTAGAGGTGAAGCGCCAGGAAGCAGTAGAAGTGGGGGACATAGATGCCTTCAATACTATTGACACTGAGTATAATCGCGTACGCGAAGATAAAGCTAAAGCCGATGCCTATGCGGCAGCTAATGCCCAAGAGGCTATACCTGAAGCTGCATTAGAGTTCAGAGACCGAAATGCTGATTGGTTCAACAGTAATACCCCAGAGAATAACGCAATGGTTACTCAGGCGGTAAAGATTGACGACCATCTATCTAAAGATAAACCCTACTTGTCTGACGAACAACGTCTGGATCTAGTAGAGAAGGAAATCAAATCTTTGTACAAACATCGATTCTATAATCCTAAAAAGAACGTAGCAGCCAAAGTAGAAGCGTCCTCTCGGGCATCTGCAGCGGTAGACGGTAAACAATCTGGAACATCACTTAAATATAAAGATTTAGATGATAGGCAGAAAGGAGCTTGTGAAAACTTCCTAGCCCTAGACCCGAGTGTTACGGTAGAAGATTATTTAAGAAGCGTAGAAGCAGGCATGCGACTTCGTCACCAACTATAAGAGGTATTTGTCATGACAGACATCAGAGCCGGAACATCAGAGTTCCCTAAGGCAACAAAAAGTAAAATCGCTAAAGAAGCGCCCACAGATCGGAAACGACCTGTAAGAGTAACTAGAGATATGCTAGTTAAAAAAGGACCCTTAATAGTCCCTGAATCCGTACGTAAACCAGGAATGGTTTACTACTGGATGAAAGATGGACCTTATCAATTTGAGAAGTATAACCGAATGGGTTATGAGTTCGCAGTTGATAACGACGGTAAGAAAGTTTCCGTTGGTAGAACAGGCGAGATTCTGTGTTTATTAGAAATACCGAAAGATCTTCATGAAGACATCCAAGCGATGAAGAAAGAGATCAAATCTGAGCATACCGATGACATTCGTGGAATATCAAATCCACGACAAGAAGCACATGCTGAAGGGATTTTCGAAGATAGACTTGTTGTAAAGTAAGTTTATCACATTAAAAAGGAGTGTTTTAAATGGCTGATAATCCACATGGATTCAACCCCGTAAAACATAAGCTTGGCGTTCCACTTAGTGCAACCATTAATCCGTACTATAAAAAGGCTGATTATGCGGTAGCATTATTTATTGGCGATCCTGTCGTAAAAAACAGTACCGCTAACTTATTAGTGGTGCATCCCGGCGCAGAAGCCTATGCTTCAGGTGAATTACCTGAACTAGCAATAGGTAATGCAGCAGGTGCAAACACTGGTATTATGCTTGGTAAAGTAACCCGTTCGGGTAACTTAGAAACCATCCATAGTGCAGCAAGTGTCGAGGACGTAATTTTGGTATGCGACGATCCGTACGTTGTATTTAGTGCCCAAGAAGATAGCGTTGGCGAAAATGCCGCTGCTACTACTGTAGGTTTAAACTACAACTTAGTACTGGATACTGCAGGTGATGCAGTTACTGGAATTAGTGGAGCTGAAATCGATTCATCTTCTAAAGCAACGACCCCTGGTCATGCTTTGAAAGTGTTAAGATTAGCGCCCGACCAAGGAAACGCAATTGGCGCAAACGCCGAATGGCTTTGCTTACTCAACGATCACACAGAAATGCCTGGCGTGGCCGGTATCTAATAGGAGATAAATTATGGCAGGTGGAATTATAACCACAGGTAGTTATCCCTCGGATTTGGAACCGATTGGACGTCACTGGTTTATGGATGCTGAAAAGTCTCTAGAACCATTGTATACAAGAGTTTTCGACGAGAGTAACACTAAACGTAAGTTCGAACATGATTCGATCTTTGGCGGTCTTGGAGTCGCATCAGTGAAAGCTGAAGGCGCATCCGTTAGCTTTGATAGTATGGTTGAAGGTCCTGAAAAGGTCTACACCCAAGCTACTTACAGCAACGGTTTCATAATCACTAAGGAAATGCGAGATTTCGGTCAAGCCGATATCGTAATGAAGAATCAATCTTCTGAACTTAGAAAATCATTAATGGAGAAGAAAGAACTATTACTAGCTGATGTTCTAGATAACGCATTCACGTCCGCCGATGGAGCAGATGGTAAGGAGCTTTGTGCTACTGATCATCCGATTCAAGATGGCAAGACTATTCGGAATGAATTATCTACAGCAGCTGATCTTAGTGAAGCTTCTTTAGAACAAGCTTTGATCGATATCAAAGACGAGATGAAGGACTATAGAGGTAAACGAGTATCTAAAAATGCACGATTCCTAATGGTACCTACGGAGCTCGTTTTCGAAGCACAACGTATACTTAAAACAGTAGACAGAGTTTCGACAGCAGATAACGACATCAACGCAATACGCAGCCTAGGAATGCTGAGTGAAGAAATTATGCACCACGACAGGTTAACTGACGCGGACGCATGGTTTATTAAACTTGACGTTGCTAACGGCCTTAAAGTAGTAAGTTCGGAAGCCCCAAGCTTCCAAGCTGATAACGATTTTGATACATTCAATATGAAGTTTATCGGTTATGAGCGGTATGCTTACGGCTATTCTGATTACCGAGTTCTATTCGGTTCTCCAGGAGCGTAAACAAATGGATGAAGAGGCTCAGGTCTCTTCGCCCACTTTTCGAATACTGTAATTTCCCTAGGGATAGGGACCGCAAGGCGGTGCAGTTAAACAAAATAAAGGAGGCAATAACATGCCTATTTCAAATTATCCAAACGGTTTCAGTAACGGGTTAGTCTTAAAAGGCGTACCTGTAGAAATGCCACATCCGGGTAAGGTATTCTGGGTTAATAACTCCGGTGTATTACCTGACCTAGGTTTGTCAGGTTCTGACGGAAACGAAGGATCATATTTAAAACCATTTAAAACAGTGGATTACGCTGTAAGTAAATGTAAAGCTAACCGCGGGGACGTTATTTACGTAATGCCCGGCCACTCGGAAACTGTAGCAGTAGCTTCAGGTGTAGACTTAGATGTCGCTGGACTCAGACTTATCGGTCTTGGTCATGGCTCTAAGATGGCTAAGTTAGATCTCACAGCAGTAGGTAGTACTGTAGCTGTAGGCGCTGATGATGTTATGATTGAAAATATTAATTTTCATGCTAACATTGATTCAATCGTCGTAGGACTTGTAATTGAGGACGGCATTAATTATGCTGCAGTTCGAAATTGTAAGTTTGACGTAGAATTAGCCGGAACAGATGAGTTCGATATCTCAATCCAATTAGTGAATAACAATACTGGATGTGTTATCGAAGGCTGCCAAATTGATATGGGAATAGCTGACGCTGTTGCCGGTATCAAGATGGATGCAGATACTGCGATGACTACTATTAGAGATTGTGTAATTCGCGGAGATTATGCTACGGCATGTATCGTTGGCGATACCACTTTGTCTACTAACGTAGATATTAAAGGTAACTTGCTAGAAAATGGTATCGGTGGTAACTTGAATGCTCAACCAGGCATTGAATTACTAACTGGCACTACCGGCACAATACGCGATAACTATATCGTATGTAATGTTGCCGCAGCGGTCAACTCAATTGTAGCGGACACGTGTTTGAAATTTCAAAACAAATACAACGAAACGATTGCAACTACTGGTATTAACCTAGAAGTAGCTGACGCGTAGAATGTTTAATCTTAGAATTAATCATAAAGATAACAGGGCTGATACATTTTGGCCCTATTATCTAAACCAAGAATTTATATAAAACAGGAGGCATACGCATGCCACGTAGAAAAGAACAAGACTTAGTCCTTGATACAGCTGATGCCGATGGCATTGCGGCTGCAAATGTC